AAGGCACCCGGCGTCCTCGGCACCATCGGCGACATCAACTTCATCGACTTCGGCTTCTACCTGATCGGCGACCGTCAGGTCATGTCGGCCATGTCCAGCCCGCACTTCAAGTTCCAGAACGATCAGACCGCCTACCGAATCATCGAGCGTGTTGATGGTCAGCCTTGGTTGAAGAGCGCCATCACGCCCCAGAACAACGGGCCCACGTTGAGCCCGTTCGTCCAGCTCGCGACCAGGGCCTAGCCACGCAGTTGTGAGGCGTCATCCCGCCGGACCATTCGGTCCGGCGGGCGACTCTAGGCCGAGGAGCGGATGCTCCGGTAGGCCGCACTTGACCGGCATCGAAACCCCGGTCAGAGAGAAGGCAACACCATGCTCGGTTTGGGAAGGCTCTACGACATCGGCCTGGCGCTCGCGCCGGTCGACCTGGCCACCGCCGGGGCGGTCGGCAAGCGCATCAGCATGCTCGGCTGCTCCGGCATCGACGTTGTCCTCATCTACGCCGCCGGCACCGACGGCGACGACCCGGTGCCGTCGTTCACCCAGTACACGGCCAGTTCGGGCGGGTCGTCGGCGGACCTGGCCGTCATGACGACCATCTACCGCAAGGCTGAGACGACGCTGGACAACGACGAGTCTTGGTCGAAGACGACCCAGACGGCGGCGGCGCTGATGACTGCGGTGGCTGACGACGCGCAGAAGCAGAAGATCTATGTGATTCACGTTCCGTCGGCGTCTCTGACGGACGGGTATACGCACATCACGGTCGACCAGGCGGACCTGTCGAACAACGCGCAGCTGGCGGCGTTCATCTACTTGAAGGTCGACCTGTACGTGCAGCGGACCCCGGCAAACCTGGGTAACCTGCTGTCGCCCGGCTCGGCGAATGTCTGAGAAGGGGGCTGACTCGTGAGCGTCATAATTTCGGGTTCGCAGCTGCGGACCATCATCCTCGGTACCCGGGTCACCAAGTCGACGGGCACTCTGGCCGCGAGCACCGTCGCGCTGTTCACCATCGCCGGCGGGGAGTGTCTCGTCACGTCCCTGTACGGGGTGGTGACCACGTCGATCACGGTGGCCAACTCGTACAAGCTCCAGCTGAACCCGACCACGGGCGACACGGGCGACCTGTGCGCGGCGACCGACATCGGGACGAACGACTCGGCGGCGGGCAGCCTTCTGACGTTCGCGTTGGACACTACGACGGCGCCGCGGAAGCTGATCGCCGGTTCAGCGTCGGGCGGCGGCTATGCCCAGCCGCTGGTGGCCATGGTGACCACGGGTCAGATCGAGTCGGTGTCGCTGGGTACGGACGGCGTCATCACCTGGTGCCTGACGTATGTGCCCATGGCCGACGGCGCAACGATTGTGGCGGCGTGACATGTCGGTGCTGATCCAGGGCAATGAGCTGCGGACGCTCCTGGGTGGCTCGGCGCCGGTGTCGAAGTCGACCGGGACGTTGGCGGCCACGACGGTGTCCCTGTTCACCGTCGCCGGCGGCATGGTGGTGGTGACGTCCCTCGTCGGGATCGTCACCACCGCCATCACGGTGGCGAACAACTACAAGCTGCAGATCAACCCAACCACCGGAACAACGACCGACATCTGTTCCGTCACCGACATCGGAACTGCGGACACGGCGGTCGGGGATGTGCTGTATCCGGCCGGCCTGACCGGCATTGTCCGCGGTGTCGCCACCTACGGCGATGGGCTGGTGCTGCCGATCGGCCAGGTCGAGCACGTTTCGACCGGCACCGACGGTGTGATCACCTGGTATGCCACCTGGTTCCCGTACCAGGACGGCTCGACTTTGGTGGCGGCGTGATCGACGCGAGGCGGGTGGGGTGGGGCTGCCGGTCCTGCGCCACCCGCTACGTCCTGAAGTTGGTGCGCTGTCCGCGTTGTCACGGCCGCGAGTTCACCCGTGACGCGGTGGTCATTCCGCCGGCCCCGGTGGTGGTGGCCGAGGTGTCCCGGCCCGGTAAGCGGCCACGGGCGGAGGTGGCCTGATGCTCTGGATCTGCCAGTCGTGTACGACGGCCTATTCGGTGGGTGCACCGGCCTGTCCGCAGTGTGGTTCGACCGAGTATGCCGAAGAGGGCGCCGAGGTCACTCCCGAGGTTGTGACCGTGCCGGAGGAGGAGGACGAGCATGCCTAAGATCGGTGTCCACGGTGGGGCGAGCAACAAGTACGAGCCGCCCGCGCGGGTTCCCGCGCGGGATGCGGTTGCCAAACCGTCCGGCGCGACCTACATCGTCGGCGAGCACGGCCCCGAGTTGTTCCCCGGCACCGACCTGCCGCCCATGGTGCTCGCCGCGGTGGCCGACGGATTCGAGATCGTCGCCGTGCCGACCCCCGAGCCCGAGCCTGTGCCCGAGGTCGTCGAGGTGGCGCCGCCGTCGGTGTATGTCACGTGGCTGCTCCGCCCGCTGCGTGACGAGTGTGTACGGCGCGGACTGTCCGCGACCGGCGGCAAAGACGACCTCGTTGCCCGCCTCGCCGCATCCGACGCGGCACCGGCCGAGCCTGAGCCTGTCACGGAAGGCGGCGAGCAGACATCAGCTGGTATCAGTACCTCAACATTCTCCGAGAGTCCGCCGACGAGGTCCGAGCCGAACGGGCCCGCCGACCCGAAGCCTGCCCCAACGACGGAGAACCCCTGACGGCCGCGCCCGACGGCACCCTATTTTGCAAGTTCGACGGCTGGATATGGGATGGGGTGAGCCGGTAGATGGCCACCCCCGTTTTTTACGCGACCCGTGAAGATGTCAAACGGGCGTTGGACTCGAAGGCCACCGCGCGTGACAGCGCCCAGGTCGACCGCGCCCTTGAGGCCGCCACCAAGGCCATCGAAAGCCTGACGCACCGGCGGTTCTATCCGTGGACCGGCACCCGGTACGCGGACTGGCCCAACTGGCAGTACGCTCGCCCGTGGCGGCTGTGGCTCGACGCCAACGAGGTCGTCTCACTGACCACATTGGTGGCCGGCGGCACCACCATCGCCGCGGCCGATTACTTCCTGCGCCGCGGCGACGACATCGACGAACCCCCGTACACGTACATCGAAATCGACCTCGCGTCGTCGTCGGCGTTCTCGTCCGGCTCAACGCATCAGCGGCAGATCGTCATGACGGGCCTGTTCGGCCACTCCGCCGACGAAGCCACCGCCGGGGTGCTCGCCGAGGCGTTGGACGCATCCGAGACCGGCGTCGACGTGACCGACTCGTCGGCGATCGGCGTCGGCACGATCATCAAAGTCGAGTCGGAGCGGATGATCGTCACCGCACGGTCCATGTTGGACACCGGCGTCAACATCGACGCCGGCGACAGCCTCACCGCAGCCACCAACGACGTGTCCATCACCATGTCCACCACCACCAACGCACCCACCGTCAACGAGATCATTCTTATCGGCTCCGAACGGATGCTCGTCGTCGACGTCGCCGGCTCGGTCCTCACCGTCAAACGCGCCTGGGACGGGTCAGTGCTCGCCACCCACGCCGCATCCGCCGACATCTACGCCCCCCGCACCCTCACCGTCGTGCGGGGCGAGCTCGGCACCACCGCCGCCACCCACTCCACCGCGCTCACCGTGAACCGGCACATCGTGCCCGGCCTGGTGCGGGACCTGGCCATCGCCGAAGCCATGTCCACATTGCTGCAAGAGGGCTCTGGCTATGCGCGCACGGCCGGGTCGGGCGAAAACGAACGTGAGGTGTCCGGCCGGGGCATCAAAGGCCTGCGCGACGACTGCTACTGGGCGCACGGGCGCAAGGCACGGAAGAGCGCGATCTAGATGACCAGCCCGGTCGACGTCTCCGCCGCACCAGTCCGCACCCCGGCCGACTACGGCAAGCCCGGCATGCAGGGCACCGGATTCCAGCCGGGCATGAACCGGCAAAACCCGGCCAGCAACCTCGGCTCGCACCTCGGTGGGCTGCACTTAGAGGTCGCCATCGGCGGCCCGCTGTTCGACGGCATGGCCGCGGCAGCCATGGCGGGCATGGTCGACGAGATGCAGTACGTGGTCGCATCGCAGGGTTTGGCCAACGTGCAAATGTTTCTGGACCGGTCCATTCAGCATCCGACGCCGTACTACGAGACGCAGGTGACGGTGCAGCGCATGGCCGAGGACGTGGTGGTCCACGACCGGGGGATCGTGTACGGGCCCTGGCTCGAGGGAACGTCGCGACGCAACGCGAGCACCCGCTTCAAGGGCTACCACTCGTTCCGGCGTGCCGTTGACCAACTGCGCGGGCAGATTCCGCAACTCACCGGCCACGTCGCGGCCCGCTGGGTGGGGAGGATCAGCTGAGTGGACATCCTTGGCATCCTGTCCGCGCTCGAGTCCCACGCGGTCGCCTCAGGCCACGTCGAACGCGCCAACCAGCATGAGGTGATCTCGTCGCCCGGCAGCGGCATCTCCGCCGCCATCTGGCCCCAGGCACTCGCGCCGGCCGCGGGTAAGTCCGGGCTGGCGTCCACCACCATCCGCATCGAGTTCATGGTGCGGCTCATGACCCCAGCTATCGCCCAGCCGGCCGACAGCATCGACCCGGCCATGATCGACGCAGCCGCAGCGTTGTTCACCGCCTACTCGGGCGACTTCACACTCGGCGGGCTGGTGCGCGAAGTCGACCTGCTCGGCGGCTCCGGCACACCGCTGTCATGGCGGGCTGGCTGGCTACCAATGAAGGACGGCGGCACGTCGCGGGTCATCGACATCACCGTGCCACTCATCGTCAACGACCAGTTCGACCAAGCGCCGTAGGAGGTTGCCGTGAGCAAGACCGCGGGCATGGGTGATCGCCTGCTGATCGCCGGCTATGACCTCAGTGGGGATGTTGGCAGCATCTCCCGCATCGCCGGCGGCCCCCGACCCCTCGGCGTCACCGGCATCAACAAGGAAGCCCAGGAACGCCTCGGCGGGATCCGCGACGGCGGCATCGACTTCATGTCTTTCTTCAACCCGGCCGCCGCCCAAGCCCACGCCCGGCTGTCGCCGCTGCCCACCACCAACGTCCTCGGCACCTACCTGCGCGGCACCACCATCGGCAACCCGGCCGCGTCGTGCGTCGCCAAGCAGGTCAACTACGACCCGAACCGGGGCGCCGACGGGTCGCTCACCATGGGCGTGCAGTTGCAGTCCAACGGGTTCGGCATCGAGTGGGGCGACCAGCTCACCGCCGGCGCCCGCACCGACACCGGTGCGACCGCGGGCACAGCGGTCGACTTCACGGCCGGATCATCGTTCGGACTGCAGGCCTACCTGCAGGTGACCGCCTTCTCCGGCACCGACGTGACCATCACCATCCAGGAGTCGTCCAACAACGGCGCCGACGCATACGCCGATGTTGTCGGCGGCGCATTCGCCTCAGTCACCGGTATCACATCGGAGCGGATCGCCACCGCAACCAACCTTGCGGTCGAGCGGTACCTAAAGGTCACCACCAGCACCACGGGCGGGTTCACGTCGTGCACGTTCGTCGTAATGGTTGTACGAAACGGGGCGGTGCCTACCTTCTGATGCTGAACCGAATCCAGCCTGCCGGGCCGGTGCAGGCGTACAAGACGTACGAGATCGCCTCCCCGATCACCACCCACTACCGCGACGGTACCTGCGAAGAGGCCGGCTGCCTCGCACATCGGAACGGGTGGAGCTCCACACCCGACCCCGCCAAGATTCTGCAGAAACTCCCGCACCTCACCCCCGCCCAGGCCGTGGCCATGGCCGAGCAGCAGGCCCACTACATCCGCAAACTGTCCGGCCGCCGGTTCACTGAACGGCTTGCTGAGTCCGGGTTGGCGGAGTTCACCTTCGAGGCCGGGCAAGAGTGCTTCGAAACGCACAAGGTGCCGCTCGACCGGCCCGAGTTCTACGTGGTGCGCTCCGGCGACTGGCGCCAACTGGGCAAGCCGCAGATGCACAGCGGGCCGGACGGTTGGGTCAATGACTTCGCCGAACATCAAGATCAGATCGCGCGAGTCGTCAACGGGTGAGCTGTTGTGCCTTCGCGCGCTTCTTGATCCAGCCGCCGGGATCCAGCCGCCGGGCGTTGTTCTCGGCGCGGGTGATCCAACGGCAGTTGGACGGCTCGTAGTTCCCGTCAGGGTCCCGGCGGTCGATCTGATAGTCCACGCTCGGTCGCTCGCCCATGTCCTCGAGGAAGTTCTCGAAGAGCTGCCACCGTTCACAGACCTTGATCCCGCGGCCGCCGTAGCCGGGGTAAGAGGCATTGGATAGGTCCCGGCACCTTGAAATCATCGATTTCCAGGAGCGGTACGTGGGCGTCTTCGCCCAGCCGTGCCGGTAGGCCGAGGTTCTGTCACCCGTGTAGCTGGCCAACAGTGCCCGGGCTTCATCGGTGTGGTGGCGGCCCTTCATGGGCGAACGAACCTTGGAGTTATGGCCGGCGACGAACTTGGCCACCCGGTTTCTCCGCTCGTCAACTGCCGCATGTTCGCCGCATCCACAGGCACATAGTTGCGGCACCAGGGGCGCGCGGTTCTTCTCGTGCCGTTTCGTTTCAGAGATCTTCCGCTTGGTCTCTTCGCTGTGGTGCTCGCCCCTAACGGTCATGAATGAAGTGTATTCCAGCCAAGCGCCGTTGCAAAACGCGCTCGAATAAGGAGGACAGTAGCTATTGCGAAGCAAGCCGGCACAGGCTGGACCACGCTATCGGTTGACGATTCAGCCGGCACTCTCACAGATGTGAAAAATGATGTCCCCAACCTGTCCTTCAGTACGCCCAGAGGCGTGTGGGACGTGACCGGCGTCGACAAGTCGGCAATGGAACGGCTGCTGCTGCTGGCCGACATGTCGCTGACCCTGAACCTGATCTTCAACGCGACCGGGGCGCATCTGGTGTTCCGGACTGTGCCGTCGTCGTCGGTGGCGCGCGAGTTCACGCTGACGGTGGGTGGTGTGACGTTGGGGACGACGGGTACGCCGACGTTGCTGTTCACCGACTATGCGCTGACGCGTGCGGCCGGCGGCGAACTGACGGCAACCGCGCCCGGCGTTTTGGCCAATGGTGTCGTGCCAACGTGGTCGTAGGCCTTATCTAGGAGTCTGGTAGCCTCCATGCATGAGGATTCCTGCATGTCATCCCGAACGCGCTCATCAAGCATTTGGGCTCTGCGCTCAGTGCTACATGAAACAGTACGATGCGAAACGGCGTACAAAAGATCCCGCCGACTATTCGCCCGACTATCGAAGGCCACCAGTCCGGCGTGCGCGCACGCCGGACTGTCATCCTGAGCGTCGTCACGTCGCCCTCGGACTGTGCCTCGCCTGCTACCAAAAGGACCGCCTGGAGCGACCGCGCGCGACTTGCGTCCACAGCAACCGGCCGGCAACGGCCCGTGGGCTGTGTAACGCCTGTTACAAGAACCGTCAGTACGACATGGATCCGGAACGCTTCAGGGCGCAGGTTCGGGCCTCGGGCGCCGCCATCCGCGAGCGAGACAGACGCGAAATGATTGTCGCCTACGGCGGTCGGTGCGCTTGCTCGAACTGTCCAGAGACCAATGCCGCGTTCCTCTGCCTTGACCACGTCAACGGCGACGGCAAGGCTCATCGGCTCAAGGTTGGCAGCCACACCTATAGCGACCTGCGTCGTCGCGGCTGGCCGGAGGAAGGCTTCCGCCTTCTCTGCTGGAACTGCAACGCGTCAACCAGGTTCGGCAGAACCTGCCCTCACGAGGAGACCTGATGGGTTTCACCCCGAACCGCAAGCTGTTCAAACTCGTCTTCGAGGGCGACCTCAACGGCCTCGAAGTGACGTGCCGGTCGTCGTCGGTGGTGGTGTACAAGCGGATCGCCTCCTACGCCAGCCGGCCCTACTCGACGCCGCCGTCTGACGATGACCTGGCCGCACTGTCCGACCTGTACGCCTCGTTCGCCGCGGTGTTGGTGGAGTGGAACCTTGAGGAGCCGGCCGGCGTGCCGGTGCCGTCCACGTTGGACGGTGTCGAGACGCAGGAACCGGGCTTGGTGAATGCGGTCGTCGAGGCGTGGTTGGATGCGGTGGCCGAGGCGTTGGGAGGCCAGCCGGTTCGGGACCAGGTGGCCGAGTTGGAGGCGTCGCTGCCGATGGAGCCGCTGCCCGTCTGATCTAGCAGTTGTCTGCCGCTGCGGCCCCGTTTGGCGGGGTGCACGCACAGCCCGTCAGAGCCGGGCCGGCGGCGTTCATTCGTCTCTGCGTTGAGTGTGGCGGGGGCGGTGGATGACCAGCCCCAACGTTGTTGAGATCCGTGTTGTCGCGAAGGACCAGACCGCCCCCGGGTTCAACGCGGCCGCGGCGGGTGCGGGCAAGTTGGCGAAGTCCGTCGACGGCGGCCCGGCCTCGGCCGGTGCGGCGTTGGAGTCGGCGGAGAAGAAGGCCCGCGGCCTCGGGTCGGTGCTGGGCAATGTGGGCACGATCGCGGGCGGCATCCTCGCTGCGGACTTCATCCGCGAGGGCGCGCAGAAGATCATGGCGTTGTCGCAGTCGACGATCAAAGCGGCGTCTGCTCTGGGCGAGTCCATCAACGCGGTTGAGAAGACGTTCGGGTCGGCGTCGGCGCAGATCAAGGCGTTCGGCGAGACCAGCTCCCAGACGGCGGGTCTGTCGAATCGGGCGTTCAACCAGATGGCTGTGCCGCTGGGGGCGATGCTCAAGAACGCCGGCTTGTCCATGGCTGAGGTCAGCGAGCAGACGATCAAGTTGACGAAGCGGGCCGCCGACATGGGGTCGGTGTTCGACACCGACGTGTCGCAGGTGTTGGCCGCCATTCAGGCTGGTCTGCGCGGCGAGGCAGATCCGTTGGAGCGGTTCGGTGTTGGCCTGTCGGCGGCGGCGGTGGAGGCCCGCGCGTTGGCCGATTCGGGCAAAGAGTCAACGATGGCGTTGACGGCGCAGGAAAAGGCCATGGCCCGGCTGAACGTGATCTACGAGCAGACGGCGTCGACGGAAGGGGACTTCACCGACACGGCGGACTCGTTGGCCAATGCGCAGCGACGCGCGACGGGTTCGTTCGAGGACGCGCAGGCCAAGATCGGCGCCATGTTCCTGCCGGTGATGGCCAAGGCGGCGGACGTGTCGGGCCGTCTAGCCGAGTCGATAGGCTCGATCCCCGGGCCGGTGGCTGCGGCCGGTGCGGCGGTGTTGATCGCCGGGGCTGGTCTGTTGGTGTTCGCGCCGCGGGTGATGGCGACCAAGCAGGCGTTGGACGAGATGGCGTTGAGCGAGTCTGCGGTGACCCGCGGCGCCGGGCGTCTGGCCACGGCCGTCGGTAAAGGCGCGGTCGTGTTCGCCGGGTTGCAGATCGCGACTGCCGCGTTAGGTGCGGCCATCGGCGATGACGTGACGCCGCAGGTCGACGGACTGGCCAAGTCGCTGATCGATCTGAGCAAGCAGCAGGCCGCGTCCGGTGAGATCACCCGCCTGTTCGGCGACGACCTCGGGCAGTTGGACAAGGACTTCCACGCCCTGGGGTCGGGGGCGAAGGACAAGGCCGCGCGGGGCATCTCCGACTTCTTCAACTCGATTGCCGACTTCGACAGCCTCAGCGGCGGGTCATTGACCAACATGCGTGCGCGCATCGAGGGTGTTGACGCCGCGTTGGCACAGTTGGTGGGCAGGGGCCGTGGCGAGGAGGCGGCGGCCGCGTTCGAGTTCCTGGCCAAGCGCGCTGCCGCTGCCGGGATTTCTATTGACGATCTCAAGTCTGGGCTGCCGCAGTATGCGGCGGCGATGGCGGCGGCAGGCAAGTCGACGACTGGGGTTGCGGCGGCGGCCGAGGAGGCCACCAAGTCGCTCGACGAACTGGAGAAGCAGTTCGACGAGACGTTCAAGAAGACGTTCGGGTTTGAAGAGGCGCAGGACGCCGCCGCCGACGCGGTGGCCCGGCTGAACAAACAGATCGAGCAGCAGATCGAGGACGAGGTCGAAGGCGCCGGCACCCTGGACCGCAACACGCAGGCCGGCCGGGACAACGCCGAATCGGTCCGGGATCTGGTCCGCAAGTATGAAGAGCTGATGGTGCAGGCCCAGAAGACGGGCCAGTCCACTGATGGTCTACGGGAACAGCTGGTCGACCAGCTGGTAGCTATGGGCTTCTCCCGCGCTGAGGCCGACCGGTACGTCAAGACCCTCATCGATCTGAAGACGGCGTTGGATCAGATCCAGTCGAAGACCGTCACGGTGCGAATGAACGTGGAGCAGAACAAGACCTGGGGTGGCGGGGCTCAGGAGTTCGCCCACGGCGGTATCCGTGGTGCTGCCGCAGCCGGCGGACCGCGCGGCAACCGCACCCTGGTCGGCGAGCACGGCCCCGAGTTGGTGGATCTGGCCCCCGGGTCGATGGTGCATTCCAACCCCGACTCGATGGCCATGATGTCCGGCGGCGGTGGGCGGCTGGAGTTGATGATCAGCCTTGACCCGTCGATTGCCGGCCGGGACCGGGATCTGGTCGAGTCGCTGTGCAAGATGCTGCGCTACAAGGTTCGCATCGACGGATCCGAGGTCATCGGCATCCCGTCCACGTAGCGCGCCCCGAAACAATCCCGTTTTTCGTCGCCGTCCCTATGTGGGCGGCGTTTTCGTCTGTCCATTGAGGAGACTCGCCATGCTTCACCGGTACCGCATGTACAACTCGGCCATGGCGACCACGGCAGCGGTCGCGACTGTCACGACCGGGACGGCGATCAAGACGATGCTGCAGGGGTCAACGCCGGCTACGCGCAGGGTGATGATTCTTGGTTGGGGCTATTCGGTTGAGGAGCCGCCCGGCGCCGACAGCATCTTCGAGCTGTTGCAGACCGATGTCGCGGCGACGGTGACGGCGCACGGCGCGAGTGGTGTGCAGCCGTTGGATCCCGGCATGCCGGCGTCGCTGTTGACGCTCGGGGTGTCGAACACCGGCTTCACGGGCTCGGCCGAGGGGTCGATCACGGTGACGCGCATGTTCGACGAGGTGACCATGTCGAGCGTGTCGGCGGAGGCGGCACCGTTCATGAAGTACGTGAAGCGGTGGGACAACTGGGACGGGCCGATTGTGGCGGTGTCGAGCTTCTTCCGGGTTCGGGCGACGACGCCGACGACGGCTGTGGACATGCGGTGCTGGGTAGAATTCTGTGAGTAGATGGTGGTGATTGCGCCTTGGGTGCGTCGTCGTCTGGCGCACCGTCGCGGTCGTCCGCCGATGCCGGCGGTGTGGGGCGGGACACCACCGACGGTCACGTTCCCGACGACCGCGCTCGTCTCGCGGGCGCAACTCGCCCTGGGCGCTGATCTGTCGGCGGATCCGCTCACCTGGCAGTGGGCGGACATCACCTCGTATGTGCGGTGGGATCTGGGCGTCTCGTTGACGGTGGGTCGGCGTGACGAGTCGTCGACGGTGGCGACAGGTCAGGGCAAGCTGAAGTTGGACAATCGGGACGGCCGGTTCACGCGCCGTAACCCGTCAGGCCCGTACTACGGGCTGTTGAGCAAGAACACGCCGGTCTGGGTCACGGTCGATGCCGGGTCGGGCGAGAAGACGCGTCTGGAGATGTACGTCAATGAGTGGCCGAAGCGGTGGACGGACAAGTCGGCCAACGATTCGACGGTGACGGTCCAGTGCGCGGGCGTGCTGCGAAGGCTGGCGGCGGGCTCGGTGCTCAAATCGGCCATGCGCAGGGCGGTCCTCGGCTCCGGCCCGCTTGCCTACTGGCCCCTCGAAGAGGGCTCCGACGCCACCTCGGGCGCGTCCGGCCTATCGTCAGGTGCCGCGTTCAGCGTGGTTTCGGGCACCGTCACATGGGCTGGCAGCACTCCGCCGGCTGGCTCGGTTGCCGCGCCCGACCTTACGAGCGATGGCCGACTGTTCGCGCCGGTTCCGACCTCAACGACGACGACGGTCTACACCATCGAGTTTCTCGCCAAGTGCGCACTGGCCCCGGCGGACATCCCCATCGCATTCAGGATGACCGGCGGGCTGTATCCGTACTTCTGGGTGTACACCCAAATCGATGGCGTCACCGCCAGCCAGTTTGCTGGAGGCACACCGTACGTGCTGGTCGACAACTTCGGGTACTTCTCGCTGATTACCGACTACGACGGA